GATAATGTCATTTTAGTAAACAAATAAACTTTCCCCAATCGAACCACCTGGCCGTCCGGCCCTGCTCTATACAAATTGTAATATGAAAATATACAGAGAGTAATTGCCGAAAAAAGTTGACAAAACAATTTTTATCTGCTATTATTATAAATGAAAGGTGTATAAACCTTTCAGCTATTCTTTTTAAGGCGGCGGAGAATCAAAACGCATTAGTAAAGGTGGGTGCCACCGGCGAGGAGTCGGCCGCCGAACTGCACCGGGTGGATCCGGGGTGCGACTTCTCCGCCGACCGAGTATGAAATATTACAGTTTAAGAAAATGCCTAAGTTACAATCGCTATTTAAATATTTTAATTGGTGGTCGAGGAATAGGCAAAACATATCAGTTAAAAAAATATGTGATCGAACAGTATCTAAAAAGTAAAAAACAATTTGTATGGGTTCGGCGCTACAAAACGGAAATCAAGGAAGCTACTGACGGTTTTTTCACAAAACACAAAAATAATTATCCTGACCACAAATTTTCAATCAGGGGTAAAACCGCCTATATAGATGGCAAGCAGGCAGGGCGATTCATCGCCCTGACAAACGCCGATATTCTAAAAGGGTCTGATGATTTTTCAGCAGTAACAACAATAGTATATGATGAATTCATCATTGATAACAAATCATCATTCCGGCGCTACCTGCCAAATGAATTAAGAGTGTTCACCGATCTGCAAGAAACAATATTTCGAACCCGCCAAGATGGAAAGGTATTTATGTTGGCAAATGCTTTGTCAATGGTAAACCCCTACTGCTTAGCCTTTGGAATAAAATTCCATTATAACCCGTTATTCAAAAACGATTTAATATATGCGGAAATGCTATCAACTACAAATGAGTTAGCATTCGCAAAAGCCACAACACCGCAAAACAAATTAGCGACAAAATATCTACCCGAGTATAACGAATACGCAAACAATGAATCATTTCTAAACGATGACTATTCACAAATCGAACGAAAACCCAAAGATTCAATTCAACTTTTCAACATTAAAACAAACAACAATATAATATATTTTTTCTTTGCTTCCAGTTCGCAAGCATTATACGCCTGTAAAGCAGGCGACCCTAAGACAATTCCATTAACTGTAAACAAAATAGCAGAAAACAATAGGCCGCACGCAGGAGCCGAATTAAAGAAGATCAAGTCCTTTGCAGTGGCGGGACGATTGTTTTTTGAAAATTTGCAGATCAAAAGTGAAGTAGAGAAAATTATATATAATAGACTATGAAAGGAGTAACACAAAATGAGTTTATCCGTTGAGCAAATCAAAGAAATTGTTGATCGTGTCGCAAAAGCGGAAGATGTAACCGAGATCGGCCCCGATCTTGCAACAATCACGGACACCTTTGTTGATTATGCAAGTGAGATTGAGCGCCTGACTTCCGACAATGCCAAACTTGTCGAGGACAACAACCGCATTCGCGAGATCAACGGCAACCTGATGATGAAAGTAGGCGAGAAACTCGAGGTTGACAAACCCGAGGACAACCCGCCCGCCAATGACGAAAAAACGCCCGATGAAGTGATCGAGGAGTTAAAGGAGGAGGAATTTTTCGATGAGTTCTAAGAAAATGACCGAAGCGGCAAAAGCGCAAAAAACATTGAATGCCGTTCGATCTATGATGAGCGAATCGGCGCAGAACGATGTTCCTGTTCTTGCCGAGGGTGACGACATTAGCAAATTTGCTAACCCGATTCTAAACTATAAGGCGCACACAAATGAATTTATTTCTGTCCTTGTTGATAGAATTATGTTCACTGCTGTGGAAGTAAAGCGCTATTCTAACCGGCTTGCACGGTTGAAAAAAGGCCGCCCCTATCCGTTGGGCACTGATGTTCAACAGACTTATGAAAACCCGGTCAATCCCATGGGGTACAACGGCGAAAATCTTTCCGGCATTTTGAAGTTGTACAAAGGCGACACCAAGGTGGCTTATTACAGCAGAAACCGCCAAGATGTGTTCCCGCTTTCTATCAATCGTGAAGAATTGATGGGCGCTTTTGTTTCCTATGAAAGTTTTAACCGTTTTGTATCTGCAAAAATCAACTCTGTTTTCTCCGGCAATGAGATTCGCGAATTCAATTTGTTTAAGCAGGCCATTGTTGACGCATACGCAAATAATGTTGTTATTGGTCGAAAAATGGCAATGCCTACCACGAAAGATGAAGCGGAAAATATGGTAGCTACGATTCGCGAAACTGCCATGAATATGACATTCCCCTCCACCGCCTACAACAACTATATTAATCAGCCCGGTGCAGTCGGCGACCCGGTGGAAACTTGGTCTGAAGCTGATCGTATTGTAATTATCATTCGTTCCGACTTAATCAATAAGCTGGGCGTAAAGGTTCTTGCAATGGCCTTTAACATGGCAGAAGCTGATTTCCGAAACAACCTTATTGTTGTCGATTCTTTCGACTATGATAACTACGATTTGGAAAACAGAAAGCGCACCGGAAAAACGCTGTCCGATATTGGTTTTGTTATCTGCGATGAAGCACTGTTCCAGGTGTACGACAATATTCAAACGGCGGCAGAGGATTTCATTGGTTCTTCCCTAACCTGGCAGTATTTTTTCCATGTGTGGCAGATCTACGGTATTTGTCCCTTTGCTAATGCCATGGTGTTTGAAGTTCCGAAAGCTGACGCTTTGCAGGATTTGACAATCACCGATTTTCATAATCCAAGCGGTGAAAACTTTGTGGAACTGAAAGCGGCGGACGCAACACAGACGGTTGATTATGCAACGACCCCCGCCGATTACAAGGTGAATAACATGCGCCTTGAATTTGAGCAGGTACTGGAAAGTGCCGCCAAGGATAAAATCACCGCTGAAACGCTGGCTGATTATGTAACGATCACCTTTGATCCCAGCGCAAAAACAATCACTTTCACCGGCCATTCAACCGCTGACAACACGCACACGGCAACGGTTCTATGCAATATTATTGCCGATGGAGTAGCAACCCCGGTTGCTGTGGTTGTAAATTTTACAGTTTAACCGTTATGTTGAAATACAAAAAATTCAATCATGACGGTAGTCTTGAATTTGATTGCCCTGCAGCCGGTGATTATGGGGTCAATTTCATCGACACACCCGCCGAAACAGAAGCCAGCGATACAAGAACAGTCCCTGTTCTTTCCGGTGAAACATACGGAAAAACAGAACAGATCAATGGGTTGTTACAGCTTGTTGATGTTGCCTATGATGATGTTGAATCAGGAGAAACAAAGCCGTTAGGTTATTCGGCATTGTTAACGGTTAGCGCCACCGAGTGGATAAATCGCGGCTTCTATGATTTGGATGTTTCTATTACCGGCGAAAACAAGGATCAATTCAAGGTTAAAGTAAAATCAACCTATCTTCACGGTGTTGCTGGATTTCTTGATCTGCCGTTGATTTGCACCTATTGTTTATTTGTATATGACAATAAGGGAAATGTTATCGGCAAGTATGTTTTCAGCATTCGCGTGACGAAAAAAACCTAAAAGGAGTAAATACAATGGCAGTAACTCACCCTACAACACGACTGGATTTATTTACAGTTCCATGGGGAAAACCTGAAGAATGCCATGCCATTGTTGATTTCCCAACGGCGGCGGCGCAAGTCGCCGCCTTTGATGGTTTGGCGGCAAAAGGTGTTAGCGCAACAAAGTTTAACTATATCAAAAAAGATCAAGCGTTCAGGATAGAGGGAAACTTTGCACGCTTTGAAGCGTTCAATTATTGCCGATACCAAAACCGCGATTTTGTAAATCGTCAGGGAAATAAAAAATGGTATTATGCTTTCATAGATCGTGTTGAATATATTGCACAAGACATTGCAATGATTTATATTACAACTGATTACTGGCAAACCTATCAATTCAATATCACTTACTATAAATCCTTAATCGCCCGCGCTCATGTGAAAAAAAGCGAGGACACCGTTGGCCGCTGGCTTCAACCTGAACCTGTGGGAGCACCTGCCGACTATGAAAAAGAAATTGATCTTTTTTCAGGAGGTGATGATTGGTTCCCTTCATGGCAAATGCTTGCCGTATCAAGGCCACCCGGCGCAGGTGAAGCAGATTGGGTTTATGGTGGATATGGCAACGGATCGTCAATGACAGGCCAATATGCCGGTTTTGTTTCGCTTGATGTGGAAATTCAAAAATTGATTGATAGATATGCAGGCGAAACGGATCGGCGGCAGGACATAATTGGTTTTCGTTGTGTTCCATTTTGGGTACAAAAATGGTTGCGAGATAATAGGTATCTTACAGATGTGGTTGTTAACGGTTATACAATTCCATACTGCGCCGCAAATCTTGTTGCCACACAAGAAACAAGCGCTGATATAGCCGGAAACACCTTGGCATGCGGATATACGCCGCGAAACAAAAAAATGCTAACTTCCATGTGCCGGGTCTATGTTGTTTACAATTATAATGGTTTTAGCCAACCTTTACGCCCGGAATTTATAAAAGGAAATAGCATTAAAATGTCAGCAGAAATGCGGCCGATTGGCTCAAACGGTTTTAAGTTAAAGCTGAAAAATTATGCAAAGCCTGCCGAATCCGTTTTTGATGTGCCGTATTCTTTTGAAATGCAAATTGGCTACAATGAAAATGGTGGGGTTCAAGGGTCACTTAACCGGGTTGGATCCGTACTAAACGCGGCCGGAGCGGTTGCCGGCAGTGCCGCAAGTCTTGGCGCGAATATTGCAACCGGTAATGTTGCCGGAGCGATCACTTCCGGAGTTGGCGCAGTTGGTTCTATATTCAATGCTTCAAGAGATATTGCAAACGCGTTTAATTCTAAGGTAGCAAGCAAAGGGAATCAAAGCGACACTAATTCTATATCCAGTGAAAACTGTAAATTTAGATTGGTTGATTGTTCCCCACTATATCATGAATGCGGGCCGATTGATGATTTTTTGGATTTGTATGGCTATGCAATTAACGAGTGGGGCAAAATATCCAGTTGGAAAGATACCCGGAGCAAATGGAATTATTTACAAACAATTGATTGTAATATCAAAGTGAACGCGCCTGCACCTGAAGCCGCTTCAATTCGCGAAATGTTTAATGCTGGGGTCACAATTTGGCATTCCATTTCCGATTTTGGGAATTACTCCCTTGATAACAATTAAAAGGAGGGATAATAATGGAAAATCCTACAAATACAAAACCCTTTGCACTTTATCACAGCCCAGCCACCAATGGAACATTCGCGGGCCAATTCAATTCAATCTTAACCGCAACACAGTTAAATCAAATATATCAATGCTATTTTATGAACATTGCCGCCACAGTTTTTGAATGGGAAAACCTGCCGGACACGGTGGACGCGGACTTTTTAGAATTCGCATTGATCCAAGACGGAAAGGCCGCGTTTTGCAATGATCGCGACCGGGGGTTCTTAGGACTTCGCGCGGCAGATCAATCTGTTTTGAATCTATACGGCTATCCGGTTAAGATTAACGGATACGGCATTAACTTCAATCAAGAATACAACGCGGACGAATTTGTTTTAATCAAAAATAACCCGATGTGGACACCAACACTTTTCTATATAAACTATTTTGTTGACAAAATTGCTAAAACGCAACAAATTATTGATATCAATGTAAACGCCCAAAAAACACCGGTAATTCTAAAAGGTACGGCAAATCAAAAATTAGCCCTTGCAAATCTATTTTCAAAATATGACGGATCGCAGGGTTATATATTCATTGACAAAGACAATGATTTCAACGATTGTTTTGGAAGTGTAAACACCGGTGCGCCGTTGGTGGCTAAAGATTTATACACTTTGCTTGAAAGCTACAAAGCTGAATTTCTTTCGTTTCTCGGTGTTAACAATGTGCAAAACGAAAAAGCCGAGCGCCTTATTACCGATGAGGTCAACGCAAATAATCAATTTGTGTCTATTAACTTGGAAACAATGTTATATGAACGGAAAAACGCTTGCAAACAGATCAATGAACGGTTTGGTCTTGATGTGTCTGTAAAACCGCGGGTGCAGAGTGAAATTATCGAAAAGGATAAAACCGCCTTTGATGATGGCGCAAATCCGGACGATGAACCGCAGGGGGTGGAGTAATGGCACGATATACCACAAGTTTGGAAGTTGTTGTAAACAATTTATGCGAAAACAGAAATAACACTTTGAATATCCGCGTTGAATCTGCACGAAAGAAAATTTTTGATTTTTCGTACCCAACCCCCCAGAAAATAGAAGACTTCAAAAGATATTTTGAAACGCTTTTTATTTTTCATTATTTAACAGACGAGTTTGCTTTTGAAACTTATAATCTTTGGAAAGTAAAACTTCAATCAAAATGTATGGAAGTCATGCCCGGATATGCAAAAGCCTTTGATGGATTCGCACAGATGACCGCAGATTTGGCGGTTGCAAATCAAAAGTTTAATCGCAAAACGGATTCAAACGCCACCGGCAAAAGCAAGTCAACCGGTTCTTTCTCAAATCAAAACGATTCCAATTCAACTATGCGCGGGGCGGCAAGTGATCTACCCGGAAATATGATGAAAGCAAAAGACTTCAACTCCATTGAATACGCGGACCGCGCCAACCTTGATACGGCTTCCAACAAAGCAACGGATAAAGGATCAACTACCACCGCCAATGACACCACAACAAAAACAAATCAAGTCGAAACAATTACAGGTTTAACAATGCCTGCCGGGGAAGTATTCCGGCAATTCAAAAATGAAGTGAACGGCCTTTATTCGGAATTGCTTGACGAATATAAAGGCTTGTTTATGCCACTATGGTATTAAGGAGGTAAATTTTATGAATTATCCCAAACCCGATGTTGACCCTATCGCGGTGCTTCGGCGGTTTTATTGCAACCGAATTCTTCCACAAGTCTACGACGATTCATTATCTTTTGAGGAATTGCTTTACGGTGTCCTAAAGAAAATGAATGAAGTAATTGAAAAAGTGAACAGTTATGATGAATTGATAAACTATGTTATTGATTTGCTGGAAAACCTTGATAAACATATCAAGGAAACAGTCACGGAGCAGTTGCAGAAATGGTATGATGACGGCACCTTGAAAGAAATTCTTGCCGTGATATGCGCCCCCTATTTTGACGAATTCCGAAAGGAAATTGCCCAACTGAAAAAGGATTTTGTAACATTCAAAAATCAACCCCATTCAACATATATTGATTTTGAGCGGTGGCTGTTGGGTTGGACATATCGTGGTGAAAACCTTGCCAATGCTGAACAGGAAACAGACCGCTACCCTGTGAATCAAGGCGGGGCGCGCTATACCATTGGCGGCAACAATTATTATGCCTGCGCTTTTGTGCCCCGGGGCCATACCTTGGAATTGCACCCCACAACGGCGGCAGTTGTTGTGTTTAACTATTCCAACGGTGCCCAGGTAACGCGGCGGGATATTGAGGGGTTAGGGCACGCCAATTCAATAGTTTATAATTCAAAAAGAAATAGCCTTTTTATTGCTACGAGTGAATTGAACGGTGCACCGTCTAAGACTATTTTTGAATTGAACCCTACAACACTTGCAACAATTCAAAAGTATTCTTCACCTGCCGGATACAATGAAAGCGCTGTTTCTTCCGTTGCTTATGACGCAACAAACGATCAAATGTACATTTCCCAAGGGCTGAATGTATATGAATGGGATCCAGCTACAAACACAGCTTCAAATATGGTGGCGCTTTCTAACCCCGGATTTGATTATATCATGCAGACAATTAAGGCCAACGCAACCGCCTTTGTAATGCTCACTTATTCACCGAACACCATTCGCATTTACGATAAGGCGGGCGTTTACATTCGCCAGTTTACAATACCGCAGTATTTGGACAATCAGCGTTTTTGGTCTGGAGAATTTGAGGATCTAACTGTAAATGATAAATTCTATGTGTATGCAAATTCACAAGGGATTACTGCCGTAAACCCCACAGATTCAATGATTTCTATTTGGCGCGGTTCTCTGTTGCAGGGTACACCGTCCTCTATTAAACAGACCACAACACAGGGACAGGGTGTGGGCTATTCCACCTTTAACAATATTGTTTATGTGGATAAAGACGCGGACACCGGCGGTATTTATCACATGAACCGATCACCTGACGGCACGAAAGCAAACCCTTTTAATCAAATCTTTCAGGCTATGGACTTGTTGGCCTGCCCGATTTATCACCAAGAATTAGAGATCCGTGTAAAAGGTACAACTGGTTCTTACCGTTGGTTTAACATTGCAAACGGTGGCAATGTTTACATTTCCGGGCGGTACACTTCCAATGATCCACCGACAACAAGGCCTAAGCTGATGGGCTTGGTGATTCACAATTCAAATAGTGTAACGCTGGATAATTTGGAAATTGCAAATTCAAATACCAATGACGCAAATTTACCACATACAATCCGCGCGGTGAATGTGAATAAATTACTTTGCAATGATGTTGACTTGATTTATTCTTCCGGTAAAACTGCCTACAATTTGTTAAACACAACCTTAGTTCTTTCCGGTGGCGGTTCCGGTACATTGAAAGAATGGCCGACAACACCTTGTATTCGATTGCAACGCGGTTCCCAGCTTTACGGTTACGAAAAGCACAATATTGGCGTAAATCTTGAATCCGATAATACGCTTATTTGTCAAAGAAAAATTTGTGACGCGCAGAACCGGACAACCGGAACGATTGACACACGGTCCGATGGCGGTGTACAAATTTGGTCGGCTGAAATGGTGTCAAACATTGTCCAGCATTCAAGCCGAATCGGCGTTCGGTATCATTCCAGCGCTTCCGGCGTTGAACGAATCCAATATTTCTATGGCTTCAAAACCGGTTCAGCGTTTACAATGCTGGTCACTGAGGGTTCAAACACAATCAAGGTTGCTTTTGATGGTAGCAGGGTTTTCACTGTATCGGACGCAAACGGACTTGTGATTGACGGAATTGTTTTCGAGGGGTGATTAGAATTACAGTTGAACAGTTGACTATAATTCTGTCGTCCGCGGTCACGCTGGTGGGCACCTCGCTCACCGCGTGGCTTGCAAACTCAAAAACTTTGTACAGGATTAAACAACTTGAAAAAAAGCAAGAACAGTATAACAACCTACAACAAAGGGTTGCATTGCAGGAACTGCGCCAGCAGGTAGCAGATCACAGAATACAAGATTTGGAGGAAAAAATAAAATGAAAAATGTTTCAAAAGATACCATTATTCGCACAATCGTAACTTTTGTTGCGCTTGTTAATTCAGTTTTAACGATGATCGGCAAAAATCCGCTTCCGTTTTCCGATGATGAAGTGTATTTGTTTTTTTCCACACTTTTAACAGTGTTTTCCACAATTTGGAGTTGGTGGAAAAATAATAGCTTCACCTCTGCGGCTATTGCCGGAGATATTGTTAAGAATGAAGCAAAGGAAAGAGGGTACACCGAATGACTTACGATCAGTTTTACAACTCATGCAAAGGCCGGCTAATTGATTATGACCGCGTGTCCGGCGCTCAATGCGTCGATCTTGCAAAAGTTTACCTAAATTCCTGCTTCGGCATTAAACCCGGAGCGTGGGGAAATGCAGTTGACTATTATACAAACTTTGAAAAAAGAAAACCGCTTGTTGAAAAATTTGAAAAAATTCAAAACAACCCTACTTTCGTTCCATTAAAGGGCGACATTGTTGTATGGGGAGCAAAAATCGGCCCTTACGGTCATATCGCCGTAGCCACCGGCAACGGAAATACAAAATGGTTTGAATCGTTCGATCAAAATTGGCCGCGCGGTTCAAAGTGCAAAAAAGTGAAACACACCTACAATGGGGTGCTGGGTGTGCTTCGGCCAAAAATGCGCGGTGTTCTTTTTGACTACCCCAAGCCAAAAATCGGATCGACAATCACATTAACCTATGTGCGCGGGGTGTATAAAGGTGCAGGCGCGAACACCGGACGGAAAAAGATCAAAGATTTGACTTCCGACGGCAAAAAGCATTGTTTGAATCGTGACGATAAAAACAACATTGCATACCTGAAGCGGGGCACAAAATGTACAATCCTTGAATTGGTTTACAAAGGCAATAAAAATATTTGGGCGCGTATACCCTCCGGGTGGATTTGCATTTATGATTATAATATTGCCTGCAAGCGGTACAAATAAAAAAGACCCGGGGATAAATCCCCGGGTTATTTCTTTTAGCTAAAAAATAAGATTCGCACTTCCGATATGTTTTGAATTGTTGAAAACAATTCGTCATTGCAATAGACACACTTTGTTAAAAGGAATTCGTTGAATTTGATTTGAATGTTGGTGCCGACGAATGTGGCACCGGAAAAAGTTTTTATTTCAAGCACCTTATATCCTCGATCTGCAAGGATAGCTTGTAAAGCGGTTGACACTGATAGTTGCATTTTAAAATCTTCCCTCCTTAAAAAATCCGATAGGAATTAAAATATCATCCATTTCAGTATCCACAGTTGCAATATATGCGATCCCATCACAATTAACAGCCTTCTGCAAACATGTTAAATCTTCCCCGGTTGCTTTTATAAAAGTATCGCGATCAATTTCTTCAATCTTAAAATATAAATTCATTTTTCATACCTCGCCTTTAAGTAACTTTTGAATAATTTTCGATATTGAAGTAAATAATACTTCAAATAATCAATGTGAGATACCCCACACCTGATTCACCTGAGCATTCTTCTTCAATCCATTTTATATTACATTCATAATAAGGAACCCAACTTTTGGAAATAATACGCTCACATTTCAATATATAATCATCACAATACCCTTTGTTATTTGGAGTAGAAAGATTAAAATAGATCTTATCATCACCACCGATTAAAAATAAATGTATAATGTCACAAACTCTAACATTTGACTGTATGTCAAATATTTCTATAAAATTCATTTTTCGTACCTCGCTTTTAATCCAATCAACTTTTGATTTTTTCATAATTCGATTCAAACATTCATCATATCTTGAATCTGTTAAAATATCGTGAATGTGTAAATACACAACTGAAAACACAGCCTTGTCCCATGTTTCTTTGTTTTTTAATTCATATCCCTGATCTTTTAACTGCTCGCTAAATTTTGGACACAGTGCACCAAATAAAAAAGATAAATTCATTTTTCATACCTCGCTATTACATTTCTTGCCGCGTGCATTGACTTGGCATTTGCGTTCATTTTGAATGTTAAAGCAACAATATTGCTTTCTTCGTGAACTTCAATTAGATACCGTATCAAATCCAAAGCGTTGCAGAAATAAATAAGACCTCGAACACCGGTCAAGGTGTTTGGTGCTGTTAGCGTTATTTCTTTTTGGCCTTTTAATACCTGATTAATAAATGAAGCAAAAAACCTCTCAAATGGCTTTTTTATTTCTCCCTCCATGTCAAAGCATTTTTCGGCCCAAGCAAATTGTTGTTTGATTAAAAATCGAATCACTTTTTACACCTCGTTAATATTATAGATTGTTTCGTCAAAAGATTCAATTTCACGCAGAATGGAAAAGCGTTGATAATTGAACTGTTCATAGAATTTACAACCCAAACGGATTACATTATTATAACCCTCCTCAAATTCATCAATAGCCCTATCAACTAAATTTTGATAGTCTGCCGGTAATTCATCATACCTTGCAACCTCATTCAAACCGGAATCAAAAACAATGATCGGTTTTTCAAGATCAACCCAATAGGCTGTTGCGTATCCATAGTGACGATCCCATCTTTTTTGAATATTGTTTTTCATAATTTACTCCTTTTAATTAAGTTTTTCTTTCCTCATTTCTTGCCTTAATTATATCACAAATACCCAAATCTGTAAATAAATTTGAGTAAATTCGCTGAAATAATCGACACAGTTTATTAAAATCGGGGTCCGCGCTCGCGTATCTTGAATGTAGATTCGCTTAATTCTACACCACCTTCCACTGTTTTACTTTTCAAAATTCCAAAATATTCTTGTTCCGTGTTGAAATTATCGAATGTAATTTGATTTTTTACAACTTCATTTTGCCCCAAGCCTGCGGCCTTTACATCAAGTCGGCCTTGATCGTCTTCTTCAATATACAGTTTTGCGCCTAAGAATTTTGCTCTTAAAAAACTGCTTTCATGTGCCATGCAATTGAATTCTGTATCACTGATTTTGACACCCTCCGGCGGATCATCACCAATCAAATGTAAACTATCCGTGTCACAATAACAACACCGATCTACATTCTTAATAAAAAGAGTTTGAATAAAGCGCCGGGCGTAGGCTGTTACGAATGCGGCCACCGGTACATATACTGTCTTGGCAGGCCGCGGCGTTTCAATCGTTTGGTATGCAAGGATTCCTTTATCATTTATATATGGGCGCTTTACAAATTTATCATTGCTGGCACCAAATTTTCCATATAGTGAATTTAGAAACAATTTTGCAATACTTCTTTTACCCGCGTTTTTGTCAATGGTGGCCTGCATTTTCATTTCTTTGAAGTGATTGACATAATCAATGAAGATTCCTGATCGGCCTATGAATTTATAGCCGCCTATATATTGTATCTCTTTTATATTGTAACATTCATAGAACATCTCCAAATCAACATTGGTTAAATATAAATTCACCATTAAACAACCGGTAGTTGTAACATACTCGCGAGGGTTGAACCGTTTATCATTTTTAATTTGAATTGTTGGGATTTTGCCTTTCTTTAATTCAAATTGTGCAGTTATAAACTGTATATATAGTGGGTAAATTGGATCGTCTTTATATTCACCCTCAAAGAATACCGGGGTGCCTATTGGATATTTGTTGCGCGGATCACTCATTACAGAGGGGTACAAGCTGTTGACATCATATACCCGCCCATGGCCTACCGGCTTTCCTTTGAATTTTGGGTTGACATAACAATAACCGCCCTTGTAGGCGCGCTTTAATAAATGGTATAAGTCATCATCAAGGTGCGGAAAGTATGTTAAAAATTCATAGTTTGAATAGTAACTATTTTTCTTGTAATAGCGCATGGCATTTGAAGCTATGGTATTTCGCTCATGACCCTCAGCCCTGAATTGCTTTATAGCTTTGGCTACAATAATCACATCATTGGTGATATATTCGACTTCTTCCGGGGTCATGGTATAGTTATATCCACGAAAGGTTTCATAGTCTATAGACCCTTTTTGCTCTTTAATCCCAAAAGACTTAGCAATTTGCGAAACACTCATGTTGAATATTTTTAGTGTGTCATAAATTTTAACATGTTTTCTTTTTGTGAAATTTATTCGATAATTGTAATGCACGCCTATTGAACTGATTAAACATTCAACGGTTTTTGCTTTTCTTGCTTTGGGATCATCATTATATTGCCATTTTGCAATTCCTAATAAATAGCTTAAAATGTAACTACCGTCAAATTTTAAGTTATGGAAACCGATTAAAGATCCGTTTGGAAGTTCGCGAATTGCTAAAAGCCAACTTTCGATATTATTTCCGTATTGAATTTTTGAAAGATCGTTAACATCGACAATAGACCACGCCCACACAGACATGACCCCGCTGTCAGGATCCTTTTGAGTTTCAAAATCGGAAATATACTCGTTCATTTTACTCTTCCCTTTGTGTATTTCACAATGCCTTTTACGCCGTTTATTGCTGTTCTCATTCTATCGTATGCTTCTTGATATTTGCTTTCGTCTTTAGATTCATACGCCGCCCACATAACCTCCACGGCTTCAGGCCATGCCCTATTTACTGAATCTACCTGAATGAGTGATAGCCTTTGCCATTCGCTAACTAAATCCATAAAATCAAGCGCTGTTAATGCTATTACAACATTATCTTTGAATACCTCTGCCCGCGCTTCGTTGAATGATTCAAAAGTTTCTTTTTGATATTTATACATGAATTCTTTTAAGGCTTTCGCAGATTTAAATTCAGTTTTGGCGGGCGTTTCATTTCGAATGAACGCCTGTATACTTCTTTCTTGCTGTTTTTTGATGATTCGTGTTGTTTGGGTTTCAATGGTTTTGTATTTACCAAGCTGAATGGTTTTATCTTCTCTGGTGGCTCGGCTTGTTTCTCTTAACCGGTTTATTAACTCGTTGTACTCCTCAACTGTAGTTATTTTTGCAAATTCTTTGTCAACATTCAATATTTTAGGGAGTACAACTCCCTGATATTTGCCATGTGCTTTCAATGCGGAGGCTCGGCGTATATTATAATTATATCCCCGAATTACTGTTGCAAGTGCCGCTTTTCGTTGTTTCGTATGAATAAATTTTCTCATATACATTCACCATTAAATGATTATAGCCCGGATATACCGGGCTATAATTTTTGATTGTAGTAAATTTACAGTACAGTAAATTTATAGGTGTGGCCGTTTTTCGTCTTGACCTGACAAGGAACGATCTGCAAGGGTTCTACAAAATCCGATCCCCAAATGGAGCGAACAGCCTTAACACAGCTGTCCACACCCAAGGCCATAGACATATAGGCGGCTCCATCTTCACACAGGAAGAAATAACGGTTGACCGGCTCGCCCTGATCGTTGAACGCGGGCTGGTCGATGATCTGTACCACAGATAAAGTTTTGTTAACTGCTTCACTGAACGGACTTGCGTTAGTCAGTGCGCGAAAAAGGTTTACTTTGCTTTCATGAGTTGTTGCGTTTGCAATCAATGCGTTTGTTTCCATAGTTGGGTTCTCCTTTTGTTTTAGATTAGTTTTGTTTGGTTCAAAAGCGGGCCCTTGCCTTTGATGACTTTATTATACCACAGGTGACACAATTTTGTAAAGATTTTTGAGGGTTCGCTCATTGTATATTTTCATATTACAATCTGTATAGAGCAGGGCCGGACGGCCAGGTGGTTCGATTGGGGAAAGTTTATTTGTTTACTAAAATGACATTATC